GTACTAAAATGGTTTACTCTGATGGTACTAATGTTGTTGATACAGCATTTACAGATTTATCATCTGATTACTCACCACAACTTTCAGCGAATTTAGATACTAATAGTCAAAATATTATTATAGATACAGCTCATGGTATTCTTGATGAAAACTCTAATGAGCAAATTACATTTACTACATCTGGATCAGCTGTTAATGAATTTACAATAGCAAACGCAGGAACTGGTAATGCACCAGAACTAGCTGCAACAGGCGGTGACGCTAGTATAGATTTAAATCTTACACCAAAAGGTGTTGGAAGAGCAACTTTCAATGGTCAAGGTAAAATTCAAAGTGTTGCAGAAAAAGTAACTACGGCTGCAACTGCAGCTACTGGTACAGTTGCTTACGATGTTCTTACACAAGCAGTTTTAAACTACACAACAGATGCAGCAGCTAACTGGACATTAAATATTAGAGGTGATGGATCAAATTCATTAGATAGTATTATGGATACAGGTGAGTCAATTACAATTGCTCATATTGTTGCTCAAGGTGCAACAGCTTATTATAACTCAGCTGTTCAAGTTGATGGATCAAGTATTACACCAGAATGGCAAGGTGGAGCCGCGCCAACTGCAGGTAATATTAACTCATTAGATGTTTACAGTTATACAATTATTAAAACTGGTGCAGCTACATTTACAGCGTTAGCGTCTTTAACACAGTTTGCGTAATAAATTAGGAGGAGAAAGATGCCAATATTAGGAAGTTTTGGAGCAGTTTCAGGAAAAGGGTTTGGATTAACATCGGGTGGTGGTCCGGGTTTAATAGAAGCTACTGGTGGAACTATTACTGACGAAGGTGATTTCAGAATTCATACTTTCACTAGTCCAGGAACTTTTACAGTAGATACAGCAGCTAAAGAGGCTGCAAACAATGAAGTTTCTTATTTAGTTGTTGCAGGTGGCGGAGGCGCAGGAAATTTTGGTGGCGCTGGAGCAGGTGGATTCAGAGAATATAAATCTGGTGTAGACACTTATACTGCATCACCTTTAGATGGAAACCCAGGTGGAACAGCAATTACAGTTTCAGAACAAGGTTATCCAATTTCTGTAGGTACAGGTTCTCCTAGTGCTCCAAGATCAGGATATAATCCAGGTGGTAATTCAGTTTTTTCAAATATTACTTCTACCGGAGGCGGTGGAGGCGGTACCTATGCGGGTACTTATAACCCAGGAGGATCTCAAGCAGGAGCTCCAGGAGGATCTGGCGGCGGTATGGGTTCAAACGATGCAGGTGGATCTGGATCAGTAGGGGCTGGAAACACTCCTCCAGTTAGTCCACCACAAGGAAATCCAGGAGGCCCTGCCCCTGGAACAACAAATGATCCAAGCGGCGGTGGCGGCGGAGCTACAGCAGCAGGAAATTCAGGCCCTAATGGAGGACCTGGAGGAGCCGGAGCCGGAACAGCAATTAATACAAGTCCAACTGTTGGAACTCCAGGACCAAGCGGATCTCTAAGATACTATGCTGGCGGCGGTAGCGGCGGCGGTAATGCTGGCGGTGGCGGCGGAACTGGAGGCATAGGTGGCGGCGGAAATTACGGTGGTACAGGTGCAGTAGATGGAACTGGTGGCGGCGGTGGCGGCAGTTCTGGTGGAGACGGTGTAGTAATGATAAGGTATAAATTTCAATAATATGGCTAATTTTGCAAAAATAGATGAAAATAATTTAGTAATAAATATACTTCACGTAGGTAATGAAATTATTACTGATGAAAATGGAGCAGAACAAGAATCATTAGGACAGGCTCATTTAGAACAACATAATAATTGGCCAGCTAATCAGTGGATTCAATTTTCTAAGGCAACTATAAAAAATAAACATTTAAGTGGAGACCACACAAGAGCTTTTAGAGGAAATGGTGCAGCTAAAGGCTACACATGGTTTCCTGAACAAAATATTTTTATGCCTCCTAAACTATACGCATCTTGGGTATTAAATGAAACAGATGCTAGATGGCAATCACCAATTGGCGATCAACCTACTCACGATACCTATAACACTTCTACTCATTTTTATAGATGGAATGAAACAGATACAACATGGGATTTATTATCTTATGCTGATGAAGGAATAACTGTTGATGAAAATCAACAACAACCTGCTGATGTATATGGAATGCCTTGGTATATCTGGAGTCAATAATTAAATAAAATCAAACCAACCTGTTACAATCATTTTTTCTTCAGTAGGGGAAGGAATACCTCTATGGGTATGAGTAAAATCAGTAGGCCATATTAAAGATAAACCTTTTTTAGGTTTAATTTTAATTTTTTGATATAAAAATTCAGTTTCACCCCCATCATTTATATCATTTAAATAAGTCATAAAAACTAAAGCTCTTTTTGAGTTTTTAATATTGTTTCTTTCTGTATGCCAAGTTTTAAAACCTCCATTTTTAGGGTAAAATTGAATGTTAGTTCCTGAGTCACAACTTCTTACACCGTAATTTAAATTAAAGTGTTTAATATAATCAGTAACTAATTGTGTTAATATATTAAAATATTTGTTTATAGTTTTATTTTGAGAGTTATTAAAAAAAGTAACATCTATTGAATCTTTATGGTTCTTGTCGACAACAGAAGTTTTTGTTTCAGCACTGTAATGTATTCCTGAAGATTTATATTCGGTATTTTTTTTATAGTATTTGACTAATTGATCACAAATTTTTAAATCTATATTGTATTGTCTAATAAAAGATTCCATTATGTATATTGGTAAGTAATTGTTTTTATATAGTTTAAATGAGTGTTGTTTATATTATTAATGTAATATAATTGTGCACTAGGAAAAATTATAAAATGGTTTGTTTTTAAATTAATATTCCAACTTTTTCCTTTTCTTCTATTATCGTCATAATAAATACATAATTCACAAGAATTATTATCTATTTCTACTCCATAAAGGCAAACAAAGTCTGCTGAATTTTTTAAGTCAACTGGATTTACTTGTAATAAAGGTTTTGTTTTTTCATTTTTTTCAAAATAATTTCCAGTTATATTTAAATCTATAAACGAATACCCATGTTTAACAAACATATATTCTTTGATAAAAGTAGATATTTTATCTTGCTCTCTAGAAAAAGCATAATCTACATCGCTATATAAATTAGACAAAGAAATATTTTTTACTAAAATACTTTTATCTATTTCAAAACCAGTGGGCATTTTAAGTTCCCCATAATAAAAAGCTACCTCTGATAATATTTTTTTATTAATCATATTTAATTATCTTTATTTTTTTTAAACCAAGCAGGTAATCCTAATGTTTTTCTGTTGTCATAAATATTTTTATCCGAACCCTCTGTTTTTGAATTATTGTAATGTAAAAAAACTTGAGCACAATCTACACCTTCAAAAGGTTTTCTCCAGTGTTCTAATTCCATGCCTCTATATATTAACATGTCACCGGGATTTAAAATAATTTTTTTACCTTTTTTATTTACTTGTCCAGACGGTTCTAAATAAATAGGCCAAGCATCACCACCTAAATTCATAGTCGTAGATATTTCGCAACTAAATCTATCTTTATGTCTTTTAAGTTCATCACCTTTTTTATAAATTCTTGCATATGAATAAGTAGGGTATAAATTCATTTTAGTTTTTTTATTCATAAGATCATTTAATTTTAATAATAAAGTTTCCATAACTATATCAGCATAATGAGAATATGTTCCAGGTACTTGATCATCACTCCAAGTTCCAAACATGCTTTCAAATGGAGATATATATTTTTCTTTAAATAAAATGTCAGCCACATTTCTTTTCATTAAAAAATAATTATAGATAAATATAGCTAACTCTTTTGGTATAGCATTTTTTATAACTGTATATTTTTTTGTATTAAAACTCATTTAAACTCATTTCCACAATTCCAAATTACTAATGAGTACCTAGTTCCTTTTGTAATTTGACATACTCTATGCCACATAAAAGATGGAAATATAACTATAGATCCTTGTTCAGATATTTCTGTGCATTTAAACATATTTTTTTTATTGATTCTTTCAGGGTTTCCTTCGTAAAATTCTAATTCTCCACCTTTGTAAGTATCAGGATTTGATAAAGAACAAGTTACAGATAATTTTCTAATCTTATTATGTACTTTTAAATTATTTGGAGCATTAAAAGGTTTATCAAACGAATCCTGATGCCAATCATAAAACTGACCTTCTGTGTATTTAGTGAATTGACAATCTTCACTATAGTTCCAATCAAAATTCCAACCTGCATTTTTATTTGCTAAATGAACATATGGAAGTATTTCTTTATATACCCATTGTTCACCAATCCAAACGATATTAGAATTTCTTTTTTTTTTTAAATCTTTTAATTGTTTTTTAGATAATTCTTTTAAATTTTTAAAGCTACCTGTTAGTGCTAATTGATCTTCTTTTTGTTTTCCATATTGAATTAATTCTTCACAAAATTTTTTAGATAAAACTCCTTTAAAATACCAAAACCAATTTTTAATTTTCATAAAATATAATTTAAATAAATGTACCTATTAATACAAGTCTTTTACCTATTTTAGGGTTGTAATTAAAATGTTCTAAGTTATCAAAACATACACCTTTATATTGTTTAGGTTTTATTTCTTTAAAAATTTTTTTATTTTTTAAAAGCACTGTTTTAGATTCCTTATCTTCCATATCATTAAGATATATAATAATTTGTTTGTAATCATAGTCATGGTCTCTATGTACGCCACTTTTTTCAAAACCATTGGGATATGTTAAATTATAAGAAATTCTTAAATAAAAATGAGGTTTTATTTTTACAGCTTGTGAAAATTCATTTAAAATTTTTACAGTTGGTTCATAGAACCCTGATGTTACGTTTTCTGTAATACTTCTGTCTTCAGGTCTAGGTAAAACTAAGTGATTAAATAAATTATCTTTTATGTTTTTTCCCAAAGATCCTGTTGAAGGAATTTGAAAAAAAGGAAATTTATCTCCCAATAAGACATTATCTATAAAATCTTTGCTTTCTTTTGATAAAAAGTTATTATGTTCTTTAAATAAATTCATACTTTATACTTAAATATATATCAAATTAAATTAAATAATCAATACTTATGAAATTTGAAAAAAAACTTATTAATATAGAATTAGCAACTAAAAAACAAAAACTTAAAGAATTGTGGGATATCAAAGGTATTATTGAAGGGGTAAGTAATCAGACTTTAAAATTTGATACTCGTCCAATTCAAAAAAATAAAAAAGTAGGTTATTTTAAATCTAAAGCTGATAAGATGGTTTTTAATTTTAAAAATCAATGGGTCATAGTAGATGTCCCAGAAATGACTCAATATATTAAAAATAATCAACTAAAAGATGTTCATTTACAGGATTTGATATCCAAGCTAGATTGGAATATAATACTACCAAAATAACAAAAACCTTATATATTCAACCCTATGGCATTAAAAAAAGTAGATTTCGCAGCAGGTTTTAATAAACAAAGTGTGCCTTCAGCTCTTCCAGGACAATGGGTAGACGGAGATTTTGTACGTTTTAGATATACCGCTCCTGAAAAAATAGGCGGATGGCAACAACTTACACAAGCTAATGAAACAGTTCCTGGTGCAGCTAGAGCACAATTAGCATTTACAAGTTTACAAGGAGAACGATATACAGCTATCGGGACTTCTCAAGGTCTATTCTTATATTATGGTGAAGCTTTTTACGATATTACTCCTTTAGATACTGCAATTACAGGAGCAACATTTGATACTTTTTCTAGTCAAAACAATGTTACTGTAAACAAAACTTCTCACGGTTTAGAAGTTGGAAGATACGTAACGTTTACAGCAGTTACTCCTCCAACAGGATACTCCGCAACAGATTTTACAGAAGGTGCTTTTGAAATTTTAACTGTTCCTAATGATAATACTTTTACAATTCAAATGAGAGTTAATGCAAGTGGTGCAGCATCTGCATCTGGTGCAGCATCTATTAATCCTTATGTTGAAGTAGGTCCTACTTTTCAAACGTTAGGTTATGGTTGGAGCACTTACTTATGGGGTGATTCAACATGGGGCACTGAACGAGGAACTAGTAATGTAAT